TACATCAGGAACACGCACCCCTGGTGACCTGACCGGTGGAACCAACCCAACTGAGGTAAGTTACACCTTCGAGGGCTTCATCGAGGACAAGACCGAGGTACGAATGGGAGGAACACTTGTTGCCTCTGGCGGCAAAACTGTCTCGATCCTTGGGGGAAGCCTGACTTCAGGCATCATCCCGGCGGTAGCAGACAAAGTGACAATCGAGGGAACGACGTACAAGATCCTTGAGATCGTAGGTCGAGACCCAGCTGCGGCAATGTATGAGTGCCGCGTGGAGGTATAAGGTGGCTGTTCGTGCAGGAGGAGCAATAGACCCGGCTTCTCGAATAGAGCAGCTAATAGCATTCCACGATCGTCGGTTCCAGAGCACCTTTCTACTGGCCGTTGAAACCATTAGCGACGCCTTCACTCTAGATGCTCTGGCTGAATTGCTTTCTCAAGGTAGACTAGAAGAAGCGCTAGCTGCTATTGATAACGCTGCTCAGTTAATAGGGAACCAGTACGGCGCTGCGTTGTCGCATAGCGCTCAGAACACCGCGGCGTATCTGTCGAACGAAGCCTTGACAGCTACTGTGTCTTTTGACCAATCAAATCGTCGTGCTGTCCAGGCTATTTCAGAGAACCGCTTGAGACTTATACGGGAATTCAGTAATGGCCAGCGCGCAACACTCCGGGCGGCAATGACCGACGGAATTCGTGAAGGCCTTAATCCTATCGACCAGGCAAGGAACTTCCGGAACAGTGTAGGCCTGACTGAGCGTCAGCAAGCGGCAGTATCGAACTATCGCCGGCTGCTTAATGGTAACAATGAAGAGAGGGCTGAAGCCGCTTCCAGAAGGCTACATGATCGCAGGTCCACAGCTTCAGTTAACAGATCAATTCGTCTGGAGCGTCCTTTGCCCAAAGCCCAGATCGATAGCATGGTCGCAAGATACCAATCAAACTACGTAAGGTACAGGTCTGAGGTAATCGGTAGAACAGAGGCTCTTAGAGCTGTGCATGAAGGCTCCGAAGAAATGTACAACCAGGCTTTCGAGAGTGGGGACCTGGACCCAAACGCCGTGACACGTACTTGGCTGACCGCTAGAGATGGTCGTGTCCGGGATACTCATGCCCATCTAAGTGGTCAAGAGCGGAGTGTTGGAGAGACTTGGTCTTCGGGTGGGTCTGAGCTTAGGTTTCCTGGGGACCCAAATGGCCGAGCTTCTGAGACAATTCAATGCCGTTGTGTGTTGACAACTAGGATGTCTGGAAATGGCTGAAAATCTTTTTTCCATTATTTATAACTTAAACGTTTACAAACGCTGGCTCGCAGAGTATCCTATTTTTAGTTGCTCGGCGAGCGACGTCCACCTGCCCCTTAAGCAAGGGAATTACAGGCTCAAAGTTTGGGACAATAGTCCCTTCGATCGGCGAGGAAGTGGAACGAGGGTCTTCGGATCTGGCCTCAAAGTCACGGGATTGAGTGGAAACTCTCCCACCAAAAAGGCCCCCAGTTTAGTAGCAGACGACTGGGGGCCACAATGGTCCTAAACCATAATCAAGATCAGCTATTCACAGGTAAAGTCACGTTCGCGGGCCCAGTCACCTTCATTACTGCATCTATTCCGCCTCTCGATATTGAGGACGGAACGATTGTCTGTGCTGCATCTGGGTCAATTATAGCTGCCAACTCGACAGTTGTTGGCCACGCCGATCGGCTCATGGGGGTGAAGTTTGGCGAAAGGTACATCGCGACCTCAGGATACTTGACTTTTCCAACCTGGTGGCTTTCACCAGGTGAACCACTTTTTCTGGGGCCGAATGGCTTCCCCGTGCACAGCGTTCCCACCGCAGGTTTTCAACAACAGGTTGGAATTGCTATAGATGCTCACACAATGTTTGTGTCTTTGGGCCAAGCGGTAATTCTTATCTAACACTTCAGGAGGCCAAAATGGCTGGTAACAAATATCTAGAACGTGATGCGGTTTCGGGTCGCACGCGTGAACAACTGAGCGCTGACGCTTCAGCTGGTGCTGGCGACGCAGGTAAAGTAGTTGCCCTCAATGCCTCAGGTGAAATCGATGGCTCCATGCTACCATCAGGTATTGGGGCAAACAGCATTCTCGTGGTTGCATTTGAGAACCTCGCGGCTGATGAGTTGGTCGAGATCTTCGACGATGGGGGAACGCCAAGTGCCCGCAAAGCTACTGCCAACACAGCAAATCCTCGTGGTGCAGTCGGGTACGCAGATGCCGCAGCTTTGGCCGCAGCAAACGTTCTTGTAAACTTTGAAGGCCGGATCGGTAACCAGGTTGGTCTCGTCCCAGGTCAGCGCATTTACCTTAGCGAGACAGCGGGCACGATTACCACATCACCGGTGACCACTACTGGAGCTTTCCATCAGTTTGTTGGCAAGGCAACATCTACAACGGAATTCAACTTCGAGGCCGATGACCCAATTGAGCTAGCTTAAGTTGAAGCTCCTAGCGCTCATAAATGGAAGGAGAGCAGAAGTGACGTTGCATGAGCCTGCGAAATTTGTGCTCTTCCTCCGACCTAATGGCAAGGACCATGCAGTGAATGCCTATTCAATTGATCAGGTTGAATATAGCACTCCAACGAGGTCAAAGATAAAATTCACCAACAAAACAGCAGTCGTAGTTCAAGGCACCGTGGCTTCTGTCACGCTAGCATTATCAAGCTAAGGTAATTGCTGGATCACAAACCCTCGCTTACGCGACATGCTTGTTTTTGAAATAAAGGGGCTGATATGTCTACTCCAGAAAAGATGAATATTTATGGCAAGGTCGCAAAAGTTGATGAGGACCTGGGCCTTGTTTTCGGTTTTGCCATAATTTGTAAAGATAGAGGCGAAGACTATTTCGACGTACAAGGGGACCACATCCCAGAGGAAGCGATGGTGCCCGCGGCGGCGGATTTTATGTCTAACAGCAGAGTGGCTAAAGAAATGCACACGGGCGAAGCAAACGGATCCGTTGTTTTCGCATTCCCGCTTACTACCGATATCGCCAAAGCCATGGGCCTTGGCGAGCCTGACCGTACAGGTCTTATGATTGCAATGCGCCCTGATAGCGAAGAAACCCTAGAGAAATTCAGGTCTGGCGAGTATACAGGTTTTTCAATTGGTGGGCGACGGATTGAGCAAGAGGAAATTACCAATGACTAAAAATGCTGGCTCCCAAGATGTGACTAAACGGCGCATTATGACCAAATTCAGTATTGATGAGATCAGCGCTGTTGACCGACCTGCACAAGAAGGCGCTCGGGCGATGATCATGAAAAGAGACACTCCCTTGACAGAAAAACGCGGCGTCGATTTTGTCGACATGCTCACCGGTGAAACAGACGGACACCAGCATGGTATTCGTTTTGTTAGCGGTGATGGCGATGGTGGTTTGGGGATGGTTGTACAATATTCAGCTGGGCCGAACGAGGATATGGAGACGCATGATCACCAAATCGTTCAGAACAGCGATGGGGTTTTTGAAATGGGCGTTAATCACGGCCATACTCACAACCTTGACATGGACGAAATCAGGGCTTCAGCTCTCTTGTTCATGACGAAGAACGACGGTACAGGTCAAACAACCTGGATCGAAGGGGGTGAACTTGCGGCCCTTACTAAAACTGCAAATGAAAATGCCGGCTCTGTCGGCGAAGTCGTAACTAAAGGAGACACCCAAATGTCTGACGACAACAAAGCCGAGCTGGAAGCGATGACTAAGCGCGCCGAGCGGGCAGAAACTATCGCTAAGATGTCAGGGGATGTGCGCAAGCATTTCGATGCTCTGACTGAAGCTGACCAGAATGTTTTCCTGGAACTGACCAGCGCCGAGCAAATTGCTGACATCGCAAAAGCAGCCGAAGGTAATGCTGTTGTGTTCAAATCGGCTGACGGTACAGAATTCACGAAGTCTGATGACCCACGCCTGGTTCAGATGGCCAAAGACCGTGATGCTGACCGCGAAGAATTGGCTGTATCAAAAGCTGCTATCGCCAAAGCTGGCCTGACCAAACGCGCTGAAGCTCTGGTACATATCCCTGGTGATGTTGAGACCCGTGTTGAAATGCTGAAAGCAATTGATGGCATTGCAGATGTTGAAAAGCGTGACGCGGCACTCGAAGCTCTGAAGGCCCAGGACCTTGCTCTCGGTGAAGCTTTCAAAGCTGCTGGAACTTCTGAGACGCCAATCTCTGGCTCCACCGAGACTGAAGAATTGGATGCTTTGGCTAAAACCTATGCTGAAGAGCACAATGTTTCCGAAGCTGTTGCCTACGGCGAAGTTTTGAAGACAGCAAAAGGTTCTGCCCTTTACGCCAAAAGCGTTCAGTAAGAACCGCCAACCCTGAAACCATAAGTTAAGGAGAAAACCAAATGGCTTCTTTCGAAAGCACCATGGCGGTCAATCTGATCGCTGGTGAAGACCTTCGCGGCGATGTATTTGAGATCTTGCAAATTGAAGATGACGGCGACGTCGGCAAGGTTATCAAGGCAACTGCCGTTACAGAAACTGTGATCGGCATTCTTGCTGAGAACCCAAATGCAGATATCACAACTGACGGCGAGACCGTTCCTGTTGTTTTGCTGCAGGGTAAAGTTGCAGTAAAAGCTGGCGCTACTATCACCGCCGGTCAATTGATTGTACCTAGTGTAACTGCTGGCCGTGTAGCTGGTGTTACTGGTGTTGGTGCACTTGCTGCTGACAGCATGGCAATCGGTATCGCCCTTGAGAGTGCTGTGGATGGCGACATCTTCAGCATGCTCGCAATGCCAATCGCGGCACCACACAGCGCTTAATAGCGTCTGGCCTGAAACTCAAAAGGAGAGTTAACTATGCCTTTCTCACAACCGTCACGGTCCGACGTCCACGTCAATCGGCCTCTGACTAACATTTCGATCGCCTACCTACAGGACGCTTCTCGCTTCGTTGCGGGCCAAGTATTCCCGCAGGTCTCGGTTAGTAAGCAGTCTGACGCTTATTTCACATATGATCGTGGCGAGTTTAATCGCGATGAGATGGAAGAGCGTCTGCCTGGTACCGAAAGTGCTGGTGGCACTTACGAAATCGGGAACGAAACCTACTATGCCCGGACACGTGCATACCACCGTGATGTTCCTGACCAAATTCGTGCGAATGCTGATGACCCAATCTCGTTGGACCGTGAGGCAACTGATTTTGTCACGCAAAAAGGCCTACTTAAGCGGGAAGTCACTTGGTCGTCAGCTTACTTCACAGCTAGTAATCCTGGTGACACTTGGACTTTCGATGCCGACGGCGTTGCATCTGGTGCTACTGCAGCTGCTTCGTTTGATCCGACTAACGCGTCGAACAACGACAAGCTGCATTGGAATGATGCCTCTTCGACGCCTATCGAAGATATCCGCCAAGGTAAGCGTTATGTGCTTGAAGCAACGGGCTTCTCGCCTAACACTCTGACCCTTGGTCAGGCTGTTTATGACGCTTTGGTAGATCATCCAGACATCGTTGGCCGTATCGACCGCGGTCAAACAGCTGGTGCGGCTCGTGCGAACCTGGTCACTCTTGCCGATCTCTTTGAAGTCGACAAGGTCCTGATCATGAGCGCTGTGCAGAACACTGCCAAGCAGGGTCAAGCTGCGGTGCATTCGTTCATCGGTGGCAAGCACGCCTTGCTCTCGTATGCCCCTGCAACTCCTGGCATCATGACGCCATCTGCAGGTTACACCTTCAACTGGACTGGTCTTGTCGGTTCTGGTAACGAAGGCATGCGTATCAAACGGTTCCGCATGGATCACTTGGAAAGCGATCGCATCGAGATCGACATGTCCTATGACCAGAAGAAGGTCTCTGCCGACCTCGGCTACTTCTTCGGCGGGATTGTTGCTTAACGGCAACTGTCTCAAAAATCATAGCGTGGAGGGGGCTGAACAGGCCCCCTCCTTCCCTCACATCAAAAGGAGGATGCAAGTATGCGCCCTGTTCGTAGAATGAGACACTGGAAACAGCGTTTCAACAAAGACGCCAAATTCACCTGGATTAAACCTGTCACATGGCAAGGCAAGCAGGTCAAGATTGGTGATCCAATCCCAAAATCACTCACTGAAAATCGGAACAAGCTGCGCCGCTTCTGGGAAGCGGGCGTCATTCAATTGTCTGACTTCAGTGCTCCCGACGTAATTACTGGCCAAGCGCCTGCTACTGCTGCTACTGCTGCTACTGCTGATACTGTTGTGCCGGGGGAGCTTATCAAGCACTCCGATCGTAAGTGGACAATCTCTGGGTATGATGAGATCTATACCTCGAAAGGTAAAGCTCAGAAGGCTCTTGACGACTTCAACGAAGCTGCTGCAGACGACGAGGCTGATATCCTTGAAGATCTCATGGACGAAGCCGAAGCAGAGAATGCTGAGCGTGACCTGGAAGCTGACGATTGGCTTGACGGCACTGACACTGCCAATACCGATGAAACAGCTACCGAGAATGCTGACGAAGCCGAAACAGGCAAGGAGGCCTAACCGTGGCAGACAATATCAGGTTGGTACTCGGGAAACTTAACAAGGTCTCGGAAAAGGTCGTTGTTGCTTTAACCTTGGAAGCTACCGCCAACTTGATAGAACGCACTCCAGTTGACACTGGTTGGGCTCGAGCGAACTGGGTGCCTTCTATAGGTGCTCCGAAGTTCGGGCCTGCGACACCTAGCAGCCGGGATGATCGGAAGTCTGCTGCGACATATCAGAAGAATAACCAGCAAGCTGGTATCGCTTCGGTAGTCACAGGTTACAGACTTCCACGCGGCAGAGTGTCAATCGCAAATGGTGTGCCGTATATCGCGGTCCTTAACGAAGGGTCATCTAAGAAAGCTCCAGCTGCGTTTGTTCAAGCTTCAATCCTGAAAGCAGTCCGGACAGTATCTTTGAGGAAATTCTGATGACTACTCTGCCAGAAGCCCGCGAAGCGATATATGATGAGTTCAATACAGCATGGGGAGCTACGACTAGCTTCACATTTGACAATGAAAAATACGATCCGCCGAATGAGGCTTCCTGGGCTCGGGTGTCAGTAAGACACCAAGCCTCAACACAGGAGACCTTAGGTGGATCAGGCAACAGAAAGTTCGCGCGCTTTGGCGCTGTTTTTATCCAGATATTTACACTGGAGAACACTGGGACCACAACGAGCGACACATTAGCCGCTACTGCACGTGCAATCTTCGAGGGCGTAAGTCTGACAGGAACAACGGTAAGGTTCCGCGATGTAATTATCCGCGAAGCTGGCCTGGACGGAAAGTGGTATCAAACGGTCGTGGAAGCGACTTTCGAGTATGACGAGACCAAATAAGGAGATCTAATATGGGACGCGTCCTAACTAACAACATCGAGTTGTCTTACACTTTCGAGACTTCGTTGGGTGTTGCAGGAACCACATGGTTCAAAACCGAGCCAAATGACATCAGCACTTTCGGCGCAGATATCACTAAGGTTGCTCGGGATCCGATCAGCCAGAACCGGCAACGGCGGAAGGGCACTACTACAGACCTGGACAGCGCGGTAGAATTCGAAGCAGATCTTACTATGTCTGCTATGCGTGACTTCATCGAAGGTTTCTGTTTTGCAACCGGGATCAACACTGAAGCGACACAACTGGCTGCAACCACAGTGACCGATGGCGCAGGCGGCGATGACAGCTTCGACGGCATGACGGCTTTGTCTGCTGCTCAAGCTGCTTTGTTTGCCGCTGACGTTCTGATCTGGGTAAATGGCATGGATACAGCTGCGAACAACGGCCTTCATGTAATTGCAACTAGTGCAACAACTTCTGACACTGGCTTGCTTGTTCCTACAGCCACTTTGACGGCAGAGACTGGCCAAGTTGCTCAGATCTCCCTAGCTGGATATCGGGCGCCTGCTGCTGACACTGTGACCTGGACTTGGTCTGCGCCATACGGAACTCTTGCTTCCACTGGTATTGGTACCGCGCTTCAAGCTGCAGGCCTGACTGTTGGCCAAATAGTCCACATCGGTTCTATCGCAGCCCTTGCCGGAGCAATCCAGAATGGCTTCGAGAATTCTGCTGCAAATGACATGTATGGCTATGCTCGCGTATCGTCCTTCACCGATGCAGACACTGTTGTGTTTGACAAGTGTGACGCTGCTCTGCAATTCACTGATGGGACGGATCCGGCCACGGCGGTTGATATCTGCTTCGGCGAATTCATCCGGAACGTTTCAGTGTCCGACAGCGAATTCCTGGAGCGGTCAATCCAGTTTGAAGCTGCTATGCCAAACCTTGGCGATGGCACTTTAGGTAACACGGACGAAGCTTTCCAGTATGCAAAAGGTAACTTCTGCAACTCGGCTGCGTTCAACCTGCCATTGACAAACAAAGCGACTGTCACCTTTGGCTTCATCGGAACAGATACCGATAACCCAACCACGACCCGTAAGTCCGGGGCAAGTGCTGCGTCGGATCCAACTCAGACCGGCGCGCTGAATACTTCCTCAGACATCGCTCGCTTGCGTATGACTGAAGTGGACGAAGATGGCATCACAACCGACTTCAAATCGCTGACCTTGACGTTGAACAACAACGTGTCTCCAGAGAAGATCCTCGGAACCCTTGGCGCAGCGTATGTCAACACTGGTAACTTTGAGGTGAATGTCGAAGCATCAATGCTCTTCACTAACCCTCTGGTTGTCAACAAGATCCGTGATAACGAGACTATCACAATGGACTTTGTTGTAAAGAACGACGATGGCGTGATCGCAGTTGACATCCCGTCAATGACACTAGGGGGCGGGGGACTGGAACTTCCGGTCAATGAAAGTGTGATCATCAATACGACTGGCGAAGCCTTCAATGACGCCACTTTGGGAACTTCGATAGGTATTAGCCTTATACCTGTACCTTTCGCGTAACCGAAAAAAAAACGCGAACAAGAGAACAACGGTGCCGCAGAATGATATTTCTGCGGCATTGTCATTTTTATTGACACTTAAACAGAAACACAGGAGACTAAACGATGGCCGATTTTTCATTCCTTGACAGCCAAAAAGTACAGGGAGCCACATCGAAAGAACTAACCCTGCACGGCATCACAATGCCAGACGGATCTACACCTATCCTCGAAGGCATTTTCGCTGGTGAGACAAACACCCCTTACTGGAATGCTCAGCTGAAGCGCCAAGGTAAACGTCTCGCGACAACCCAGGCTGCGGTAAAAGCCGGTGACATCAATAGCGACCTTGTGAAACAGGGCCGGGAAGATGACCGCGAACTGTACCCCCTTCATGTGATCAAAGGTTGGAAGAACGTCGTTGATGCGAAAGGCGAAGCTGTAAAGTTTACTCAGGCAGAATGTGCTGGACTGTTTGAGCATCTGCCGAACGAAACTCTTGAAGTAGTCCGCGGTTTCTATGGTGATCACATCAACTTTGTAGGGGAAGCCATGACCCTGGAACAGGCCGCAACCCAGGGAAAAGACTAGCCGAGCGTTTAGCCTGGGAGCTGCGCCTGGAGCGCGATCGCTTTTCAATTGAAGCGGCTATGCGAAAAAAGAGGGATCTTCCAGATTGGTTTCTGGAAGAACCTCTTTTGAGGCCTGGCGACACGTTCTACATTCGGGCGTTCGGCGAAATAAGTACCTGCAGAAACAACGGATTTGGGATGGGGAGTATACCATGGAACGCGTTAGCGCAATATGGGCATTATTCTGGTCTTGATAGTGATATGCTTGACCCGTTTATACTGATAATCCGTGTGATGGATCAGACCTATCGTGATTGGTGCGACGCCGAACAGGAGCGCATGTCTCGACAGAATACTGGCGGAACAAAGCCCGGAGGATCAAAGAGCTGAAGGGGCTTAGACGTTGGCAGAATTTAAGATCATTGTTACAGTCGACCCCACTCGGGCAAAGACTGGCGCAAGGCAAGTTGAAACTCAGCTAAACAAAACAAAGACCGCAGCCGATCGCCTTGGAGCTAGTCTGCGCCGTGCCTTTGTGCTTACTGGTTTGACGGTAGGTATCTCTTCTGTTGTCCGTGTCCTCGCCGGGTACGAGCAAGCGATGAGTACCGTCAAAGCTATTACGGGTGCGAACGCCAAAGAATTCAAAGAACTCCGAGAAGAAACTCAGCGGCTTGGCGCAACAACCAGGTTTTCTGCAAGTCAAGCAGCCGAAGGTGCAGCATTCCTGGCCCGTGCAGGCTTCTCAACTGAAAAGGTACTGGCTAGCCTGAATGATACCCTTCTGCTTGCTCAAGCGGGCAATTTGGACCTAGGACGAGCTGCGGACATCGCTTCAAATGTTCTAACTGGCTTCAGGCTTCCTGTATCTGACGCAGCTCGAGTGGTCGACGTCCTGGCTTTTGCGGCAAACAATGCTAACACCGATGTAAGCCAGCTAGGCGACGCGATGAAATTCGTCGCGCCTGTTGCTGCCGGTTTAGGTGTGGAAATTGAAGAAGCTGCTGCAGCGATTGGCATCTTGAGTAATGCAGGCCTCCAAGGATCTCTTGCCGGTACGGGCCTTCGTCGGGTCTTGGCTGAACTTGAAAGCCCAGCTTCAAAAACTAAGAAAATATTAAAGAGCCTAGGGGTTGAGCAGGAAGAGTACAGAGTTTCAGCTGTTGGTCTTACAAAAGCTCTACAGGTTCTGAGGGACGCAGGAGTTGATACTGGACAAGCGCTAGATATATTCGGGGATCGTGGGGGGCCAGCATTTGCTGTCTTGGCTGAAGGCCTGGGTGATGTTGAGAGTATGACTGAAGCCCTGGACAATGCCGAAGGAACTGCACGGACCATGGCAGAAGTCATGGACGACAACCTGATGGGGTCTCTACTGGCAGTTAAGTCTGCTGCTGAGGCCCTAGTTATTGCTATGGGTGACGCTGGAGTGACCTCTGCTTTAGTTAAGGCACTCGAAGCCCTAGCTACAGTATTGCGTTTCCTCGCCGATAACGCCGAGCTAGTCACACTCGCTCTACAATTGATGCTGGCTGCATTTGTTGTCGGAAAAGTTTTGAAGTTTGCTAGTGCCATTTCCACAGCCGTTAAATCCATTATAGCTCTGGAAGTCGCCTTAGGTGCTACTACTACGGCCTCGGCTGTAGCAGGCGGAGCCCTAAAGACCCTCGGTGTTGTTGGCGGAGCAGCTATTAGAACCTTGCTCGGCCCAATCGGCCTTATTGTTACTGCACTAGGTGTCCTTATCGGAACTATCCGGTCTGTACGTGGTCAGATGGCTTCGCTAGAGCAATCCGGAGCTCAAAGCGTGGCAATAATTGGCGAGCGCGTACGGAGCGCTAGCGATGTGGCATCTGTACGTGCTGCGATAGAAAATGAGAAACGAGTAATTTCAGACCTCGAGGACAACGGGTCTAACTTGGTTCGCGATGTAATTGGCATCACAGCCACTGAGATTGAGCACCGGAAGAATGCCGTAACCCAGGCAGAGGAAGCTCTGGCAGCTCGTGCAGGCATGATCAGCAGTGGCGCAGATCTAGATAATCCTCTGGATATGAATAACCTGCTGCCTCCTCCAATAGCCGAAGTTGTAGATAATGCTGGCGGTAGTGGTGGGGGTAGTGGGGTTGACGGGTCTGCAAAAGGCGAGAAAGAGGTGAACGAAGTCTTAGAGCGCCGTAAAGACTTAATCCGTGAAATTACTGGAGGCCAAGCAGAGCTAAACACTAAGGCAGCAGATCTCCGGCTACTATACGAAACAGGGGCAATTTCAGTGACGCAGTTTACTGAAGCTATGCGTAACCTTAATGTAGAAGTTACCGCCCTTGATAATTCGTTCAGTGGGGGTTTGGCAAATGGCTTTGCACGTATAGCGCAACGTGCTAATGAGTTAGGATCACTAGTAAGTAACGCAGTTGTCGGCGCTTTTGACGGCTTGACTGACGCTGTTGTAAATTTCGCAAAAACTGGAGAGCTCAACATCAAAGAAGTGTTCGCTTCGTTAGCAGCCGAGATGTTGAAAATTGCGACTAACCAGCTTTTCGCTCAGCTTCTAGGGGGCCTAGGCGGCGGAGGTGGCGGCGGGTTTCTTTCTGGTATAGGAAACTTATTAGGTTTCGCGTCTGGCGGATCCGGAATGGTAACTGGCGCTGGAGGCACAGATAGCTCTCTAGTTGCTTTCCGCGCAACTCCAGGCGAGCGCGTCGATATTTCAACTCCCGGGCAACAACGTAACCAAAGCCGAAACAACGAACCCGTTGTGGTCCAAGCCCCAGCGCCAAATGTTACCGTAGCTATATCCCCTCGTGATATAACGAGTGCTCTTGCAGGTTCTGAGGGAGACGACTTCATTGTACAAGGTTTAGAAAGGAACGCCCGTTCCGCTAAAGCAATATTAGGATCGTAAGAAATGGCATCGACGTTTAGCATTCTTCCAGAGAGAGGCGTAAAAGAACGCTGGGCCTGGGAGACCGATGTTATGACATCTTGGAATGGGTCTGAAACACGGATGGCTTTACTCGATAGGCCTAGGGTAACTCAGCAAGTCCAATTCAAGGCAGTTGAGCCTGCAGAGCGTCGTGAAATGATGCGCTTACTTGCTGAAGACTTAGATAATCCAGATACTGTACCTCTCTGGGGTTGGTCAGCACGTGTAGGGGCCTCGGCAAACTCTGGAACAGCAGTTGTGACTTTCGACACCGAAAGAGCTCAGATAACAACGGGTGACCGTGTTGTATTGCTAAATGTTGACACTGGCGAGACCCAGTCTATGCTTGTCCAGTCAATGACTTCGACTACCGCCACAATGACTACAAATCTATCCCAAAATATTGATGCCTCCTGGGTTGCGTATAAAGCTATGGTGGCACTAATTGATAACAAGTCTGTTATGGAGTGGGCTCAGTCAGCTGGCAAAATGTCTCTTAGCATGCAATCCTGGGTTGAGCCGGAAGTAGAGCGTGAAGGCTCAGCTGTGTCAATTACAACTTTTAACTCTCTCCCTTACTTAGAGAAATCAGCCCTTGCTCGTGGCCAGGAAAAATATGAGTTCCCTAGGACTATTACGGACTTTGGCATTGGCGCACGTACTATTGGCACCAGACATCCGGCCTTAGATATCGTGATGAAGCGTAAGTATCAAGTCAACCGCCTTACTGACGTAGCTGACGCCGATTACTGGCGCCTGTTCCTTAACACTGTGAAAGGCAACTGGAAGGCCTTCTTGATAAACACACAGCTACACGATATGACTTTGGCCACAGACCTAGTTGCTGCAGCCACGACAATGACAATCAACGAGCTGGATCTTGATACACTGTTTCACACAAATGAGGCCTTCAAGAACTTTGAGATCTTATATTCTGATGGCACAGTAAGCCAGCATACAATAACTGGGTCTACTGGTGCCCAGCTAGTTACATTCACCCCCGCACTTCCAAACGATGCGAAGGTTACATCTGTAGATAAAATAAGCTATCTACTCAAGGTGAGAATGTCGGACAAGCTGGAATGGAGACACCAATCTATTTGGAGCGAGCTGGCTTTTGAGGTCCGAACAACAGACGACGGGTGACATGAAATGACTTTTGCTAGTGACGAACAGAGTATCCAAGACGGATCGCCGATTGAGTTGTATAAATTCACTGGAACTTACAACACCTACCGGCTGACTAACCGTGGCCAGGATGTAATTAATACTGACGGTACATACCTATCTGACACAATCCGCCGCGGTAAAGCGTCATCAGGCACTCAGGAAGATGATGATATAAATATGGATGTCGAGATACGTGCCACACATCCGATGGTAACTGAGTATGCTATTAATGAACCCCCTCCTTCTCTGCGCTTAGAAGTTTTTCGTGTACATCCTGACGACTTGAACTCAGCCCTGACAATCTGGGACGGTGAAGTTATCTCTTGGAATATCAAGGGTAGGGTAGCAAAACTCCGCGTACCTTCACTTTTTTCTTTTCTATTTGATGGTCCGCTTCCCGGTGTAAAGTACCAAGCGCCTTGTAATCACGTATTAGGTGATAGCAGATGTGGTATTGATATGACAGATGCAGCTAATACACATGACACAACAGTGTCATCTATAACGGCTAACGTAGTTGTGGTGGCTGATAATCCGTTTCCAGATGGGGAATGTGATGCTGGTGAGATGATTTACGCAGCAGGTGGCGAGCGTAAGATGATAGTTGAGAACATTGGGACGTCATTCACCCTGGCTACTTCATTCGCTGGTCTGTCAGTTTCTGACACAGTAACTTTAAGGCGGGGGTGTGATCACGCCATGAATGGCGATTGTGTTAATCGATTTACCAATGCCATAAACTTCGGAGGCTTCCCGTTTGTTCCGAACCGTAACCCCTATGGAGGTCGACTATGATATGGTGGAACCTAATACTGTTTGCAGTATCATTTGTCCTGACAGCTCTTCTAACACCTAAGCCAGAGTTTGAGAATGCCCGCGCCCAAGAGTTAGACCCTGAGAACTTTCCAAGGGCCACAGAAGACGCACCTGTTCCGTTACTGCTTGGTTGTGCAAAAATCCGTGGCCCAAATACTTTATGGTACGGCGACTATGCTGCGCAGAAAATAACTGAGAAGGTTAAAACTGGCTTATTTTCGTCGACAAAAATCGTTAAAGGTCATAAATATTATCTCAGTCTAGACCTAGGTTTGTGCTTAGGCCCCGACGTCGAGCTAAAGAAGATATTTATCGATAGTGAAGAGGTTAAAGATGGCACTTCTTTATATCCAACACAAGAGAATAACTACTACCAAAATTTAACCGTCGATATAAACGCCAGCGGAGGCCCAGACTACCAACAAGTAGATGACCTACTTACCCAGTTTAGCTTAACGGCTGAGCAGTTTGACGCTCTCGCCCTAGCTGGCCAAATAAAAGTACGATGCAAGCTCGATGTGTCAGTAACTTTGACGCCACTTGCTGGCGGTGGGCCAGCAGATGGGACTTGGTGGCTAGACACTCAAGTGTTCAACGCGACAAACCTAGGTGGGGTCGAGATATTCCCTATTGAGGGCGTAGGTGCGGTTGAACATATCTCCTCTGCTCAAGGAGGTGCTAATCTGCTAGTAGAATTTACAATGCCGGTAGGGGCTAGGTCGATACAATGGGGGGCACAGATATCTCCAACTCTTAGCTTATTTTCAATTATAGACCCAAATACCGACACCGACGAGTTCGTCATCTTCAGCGAAGGGTCAGTTTATGAGGAGGTTTCTTCAAGCATAGTAGAGCCAGAGCTGTTTGGGGGTAAAGAGAGCGGAGGTGGATGGGTCGGAGACTTTACATTCTATGCTGGGGCTTTTGACCAAGCCCAAGACGCGGACGTAGTTGCGTCCATAGGGACAACAGACGTGCCGGCGTATAGGGGTGTCAGTCACATAGTTTTGCCTAACAACTACATTGGGGAAAGCCCTCAGCTACGTAAGATGGAGTTTTTACTTGGCAGATATACCAATGATTTAGCTACTACTTTTGGTGGCCGTAATCAGGCTGATGGTAGCGACATAAATCTAGCTGAGGCATTGTATCACATAATTGTGAACGGATGGTCAGGCCTTGATATTGATACCTCAAAGCTTAACGTTGCCAGCTTCCAAACTGCCGCCTCAACTTTGATCACTGAGGGTAACGCAGGTTCACTAGTTGTGTCGTCTTCAAAACAAGGCAAAGCTATTGTTAAGGAGATATTACGCCAAATAGATGGGGTTCTAGCCGAGAATTCTATTGGTGAAGTTTTACTTAAACTTATCCGGTACGATTATACGCCAGCAGCCCTTACTGTATATGACGAAGATGACATTATTGAAATATCAAATTTCTCTAGAGCTTCTTGGCGTGATGTTGTCTCCCAGGTAAAGGTGTCTTTCCCGTCTAGAACAAAAGATAGTAGTAAGGTTGCAATTGCTCAGAATATGGCTACGCTGAACATGCTTGGGCGCGTAAAAACTGCGGAGGTGTCATTTCCGTTTTGCTATGACCCAACACTCGCAGCTACACTCGCTGCGCGCGAGCTTGCACAATTGTCGATACCTATTATAAACCTGACAGCAGTAATGAACCGTTCAGCTTATGCCTTAACTGTCGGAGATGTGCTGAAACTTACATTTCCGGAGTTTGGCATCAATGAGCTGATATGCCGGGTACAGAGGGTTAACCTTGGTGAGCTTGAAGATAATCGCATAATAGTAGATTTAGTCCAGGACACTTTTGCTGTTGCAACAACCGTTATGGCTGAGCCAGAAGATACGGGCTGGGTAAATAACCGCATAGAGCCTTTTTCTGGAGTTACTGGCGAGTTGGTGGATATGCCATACTTCCTAGGCCAATTGATTGATCTACCGTTGGCTGACGGACAAGGCAATGTTATTCCTTTCCCAATTGAGCCACAGGTGGGGTCAACGGGCTTCACAATGAACGCTGGCACTGTGACTGGGGAACTGGGATACTTTCAGCCAGACACAGTAGCTTACCCTGTAACTGGGTTAATGAATACTGATTATCTTGACGATGCAGGGTTTCTTACAGGGCAAGATGACACAGGTATTACGCTTAAGAGCGTGTTGAATGGTCCGCCAACTTCTGCGACTTCGAGCGAGGTGTTATCAGCCTCCGCTGGTATTATATATGTAGGAGGTGAGTGGATGTCCTACGAAGGCGTCACAGATAACGGAAATGGCACTTTCACCCTGGATACAGTTAACCGCGGTATCTTTGGCACAATGCCACTTACTCACCTTGCTGATGCTAGGGTATATATCTTGACGCCTGAGCTACTAGCCAGTGGAGATATATCCGCAGTACTTACTGAGGACGGCACAATATATTATAAATACCTTGACCAAGTCGGAGACGTAGAGAAAGACGCCGCCAGCGAAGCAGAGCTTACGTATACTTTACTAGATATCCCAGATAGACCACTTCGCCCAAGAAACTTGCAGCTAGGGTCTACAAGAATTACCCCTATAATTCCGTCTGGTAGTCTTGACTTAACTTGGGTAAGCTCAAACAGAGACGAGACATATGTGACTTTTGAACAAGATGCAGATGAGGTGCCTGATCAAACGGAGCAGTACGACTTTGAGTTCTGGGTAGACGGGGCGCAAGACGTGACCTTCGATGCGGCAAATATAACGTCTCCTTATACCGTCGACTTAACAACAGCGGTCGGTAGCTCTGGCGAAATACGCTTATATTCTAGACGGACAGGCGGAGACACTAAGTCATCCGCTTACTACGCCAGGTTCCCAGTTTCGCTTGCCTCGCTTGAGGAATTATCTGGAGACATGTCGGATGGCGATGACGTTCTTTTGACGTCAGGCGATGAACAATCTGGCGCTGACGGCGTCGCGCTAAGTGGAGATGAAACATAATGGCTAATAAGCAAATTAATGAACTGACAACTACTGAGTTACCTCTTGATGGCACAGAAAGCTTTCATGCTAAGGTTGGAGCTAACTCGAGGAAAGTAAGCTTCGACGAGTTAGCTAATTTCGTTGGTAAAGGCCCATTAGCTCAAGCTTTAGGTTTTGCAAAGTTCACGCGCCCAGGTGATATTTTCACAGTTGAAAATGGGGGGACACCCGTAGCTAACGCTTATGACGCTGCTGATAGCACGTGGCTCATTGACCACGATGCAGATGACAATGCCTCTTTTGCAGCAGCTTCTGTAACGTTAGGCGCAGACTTTGATAAAGTTTTCACTTTAAGGGGCTCTATAGTTGATGACAACGATGCATCATTGGCAATTTTCTGTGGTAATTCTTCTTCTGGAATAAAGCTTGTTGAGTTGTATCGCTTCGGAAGAAACATCGAACTTCAATTCTGGACTAATACATCCCCAAACGTCCTAAGCGTAAATATAACTAATGAGCGAGTTGGCTTATTCCCGTCAAGTGTTGACAAATTCTATATGAGGGTGACTCGTGTTGGGACAGCAATTACATTCTATGTTTCTATGGATGGGCTCGACTGGATGCAAGTTTCTTCCGGAACTACAAGTAGCCATTCTATATCTGATATAGACGAAGTCGGTTTCGGAGTTTACTCAGCCGGAGTTGGTGCTGGCCGGACTTACCTTCGCTGCATAGGATACGATGATGGACCACAGCCAGAGGCAATGTCTGGCGGAGGAACTATGCCAGTGGCTTTCAAAGGCTTCCGCTCCACTAACTCGGCAGCTCAGTCTATAACTGCTTGGGTAGAAACAGAAGTTACATTGGGTACGGAACTTTTTGATACAGAGGGGGCGTTTGCGTCTAACAAGTTGACGGTACCCGCATCCCTAGATGGTAAGTATGGGATATTCAACGCTGGTATAAAACTTGATAGTAATAGGGACGGAGCATGTTATATTGAGGTTTCCACTGACGGCGGGTCCTCATGGGTAAAAATAGCCCAAGGTGGCTTTGCGTCTCAGGATGGGACGGTAATGTCTTCTGGGGTCTACGCTCTACTTGCGGGCGATATTTACAGATTGACGTTTGCCCTCTCAGGTGGAAACGTAGCGGATAATGACAGCACCTTTTTCAGCATGGGGGTGTTAGAGAGCTCAGAGGATACTGTTGATTACGTTGAGGACACCGGAACTTCTAGAACCCTTACGTCAGCTGATTTTAACGGAAGACGAACTCTTGAAATGAATAATGCTGCGGCAATCACTTTAACTCTTAATACTGGTCTATCTACTGCTGGCCCTCTGAAAGTTATCGCAGGCGGAGCTGGACAAATAACAGTCTCTGGAACCGGTACGTTGGAGAGCAAATCTTCAGCTACTAAGTCTAATGGTCAGAATTCATCATTCGACTTAGTCCCGACAAACACGGTAGACACTTACAAAATGATCGGCGATATAACAACTTGAGGATAAAAAATATGACCAGTAAACTAGACGCTAACCAGATTGCTGATCGATACCAGAACCGTCGCAAGATGGCTTGGTGGTCTTTTCGCCTTATTTTCTTGGTTGGCATACCTCTGCTATGCTTCGGTTTATATTCTGACGCTAATGCTGACAGGATAGAGAGCATGAACTTCTTGCTCGGCACTCTGTTCGGCGTTTGGGTTTCTGTTGTCCTGGCTTACTTCGGCGCAACGACACTGACTGATCGTAAAGCGATCGAGGTAGAAAGAGAGGACACCTGATGGCTAACTATACTGTGAGACAAATACAAGAAGCTCTAGTCTATCATGGGCTAAAGATCGAAGTTGATGGGGTTATGGGCCCACAAACAGAACGCGCAATATCAAACTTCAAAGGTGACAATGGCCTGTTAAGGCGCCCACTTATTGGGCCTCTAACAATCAAGCTGCTGTTCAGCCAAAAGAATATCAGTGAGCCTAGACTGAGTCTTGGGGCCTTAAAGTCCGAACCTGTATTTCCGCCGTGGGTTAATGAGCTCGGTCGCCATATGCATTGGCATGAAGTCCGCGACAACATCAAGCTGCAGGAGTGGTTACGCTCAGACGGTGCAACACTCGGGGACCCGGCTAAGCTACCATGGTGTGGTGATGCAATGGCCACTGCTATGCGCTTGACTTTACCGAAGGAGCCTTTTCCAGGTGCTTTAGGCGAAAATCCTTACTGGGCCCGCAATTGGGCTCTTCTCGGTGAAGAACATGTACTTGCCCTAGGCGTCATTATCGCCGCAACTAGAAACGGTGGTGGGCATGTCGGGACAGCAGTCGGATATGACCCGGTAAAGAAGCGGATCCGGGTTCGCGGTGGTAATCAGAGTAACTCGATAAACGACACTTGGTTGGACGAAGGGCGCATCATCGGGTACCGCTCCCCGAAGAAAGCCTTGGGATATCGTAAACCAAAGACCTGGAAGCACAAGCTACCACCTATTCCTGTAATGAACTCAGCTGGACAGGTTGTTTCCAAAAACGAGGCTTAAGTTATGTTAGCATGGGTATTGTCAACATGGGCGATTTTGGGTGGTGCGATGAAAGCTTTTAGCGCCATTAAATTCGTTTCAGGAGCAGGAAAAATGTTCAGCAAAATAACAGGTTTTGGAGCGCTCAAAGGTTTATTGATTATTGTGTTGGTTCTTGGCGTAGGAGGATCGGTGTATGCTTTTTGGAAAGGATATAGTAGTCTTATCCAGGAAAAAGCAATTCTAGCGGCCACTATATCAACGTTGGAAACTGCTGTCCAGGTTCAGGATGCGACGATAGAAGCGCAGGAAACAGCGCTTGAGGAATGGAAAATAGCTTCAGCCAAAATACAGGTTAAGCTCCAGGAGATTGCAGATGGCCAAGCTGGTGCCAGGGAAGAACGCGAGAAGCTCATTGAAGTATTCAGTACTCATGATCTTACAAGGCTTTTGGACGCACGTCCAGAGCTTGTACTTCGTCGTATTAATGATGGCTCTGATCGGGCTTTCCGCATGCTCAAATGTGCCTCAGGCTCTGGAAGTAAAGACTGTACAGACGTCTATCCCACAACCTCAATTACCGTCGCTCCCGAAACCGGCACCGATTAACATCCTCGACTTTGACTGGATTGTAGTGAAGACCACGGATGGAAACGTCCTGGCACTAACCCCTGCGCAATATGAAACGCTATCTCTCAACGTTGCAGAGGTTCTTCGGTATGTAACCGAAGCCAATCAGCAGCTCGATTACTACAGAAATGGATTATCCTGATGACTGAAGTAGTTCACCTAACTCGTGACCAGCTCAAAGACCTTATGGGCGAGGCTGTTGATGATGCATTTCTGCGCATGGGCTTGGACACAGAAAATCCACTTGATATGCAGCGGGATATGCAGCACCTCCGAGATTGGCGTATTGCAGTTCAATCAGTAACTTCTAAGGGTATGCTTTCAGTCGTACTTTTGATTATATCAGGGCTAGTTGCTGCAGCCTGGATCGGTATTAAAATAGCCGTTACTAAAGGCCTGCCGCCAATTCAGTAAGGAAGACACTCATGGCTGGTACGGTATCTGACAACGAATTACAATTAGTGGTTGATGCGTATTATGAGGCAGCAGGCAATAAGTCTGAAGCGGCTCGTATGGTCAATATTAAACGCCGAACTTACACTGACCGGTTGGCGATGGCGCAGATCAGGCTTGGTATTAAGCTAGGTAAAGTTGCAGATGGTCGCATCGACTTGGCTGAGACTGCACAGCGCAAGCTGCCGAAGAAGGGCCACATCGCCAGGTATATTCTGACCTCAATCCAGAACAACACCCACTTGCACCCGGGGTTTAACAATCTGTTAGCTTACCATGAATGGCTCGACGATCTACCGAAAGGGTCTTGTGAGCTAATCATTGGGACCTACACCTACCAGAAATCAACTTACGGATCCAAAGCTGTAAAGCGTGGAACACTGGATACCCAGAAGGACGAAGACCTCTGGTACGCCAGGGAAGCTGAGCCCTATATAATTGACAACAGCCTGGAGCTCGCTCCCGGTTTGGTATGGTGTGGTGAGATGAACATCTTGCCGACTACAAAATACCCACTGGATAACACAAACCTTGCTAACTACAATGGCAGGAAGTCGAATGTGTTTCCACACACACGCATCGCGATGAGCTCCGTGGCATCTATGCCAGATGAAGCGACCAAGCTTAACTATACAACTGGGACTGTGACCCAGTTGAACTACATCCAGAAGATGGCTGGTATCGTCGCTGAGCGCAATCACTGCTATGGCGCACTACTGGTTGAAGTAGATAGCACTGGCAACTGGTATGCTAGACAGCTGCACATTGACAATGACGATGCGATCATGGATATAGGCCCAGAAGGGTCTAAAGGTGTTCATGTCCAGTTAGGCCAGGTAAATGAGTTGAGTGTCGTCGAGGGTATTTATTTTGGCGATAGTCACGTCGCTGAGATGGCTTTGTGGGTACGGGAACTGTCCTGGGGTAAAGGCGGAATGCTCGACACTCTCAGGCCAAAATACCAATTCCATGGTGACATATTTTCAATGCGTTCCAGGTCCCACCATGAGTTGGCAAGTATACGCCGCTCTTTCCAGAAGCATATTGATGGTGATGAGATTGTACAGGACGAGGTACGCTTAACCGCTGACTTCGCAAATGAAGCCAACCGAGATTGGTGTGAGATGGTTTTGATACCCTCCAATCACCACCGCCACCTAGAGCAGTGGATCGAAGTTGCTAAGCGAGATTGGTGGACAGACACGGCAAACCTCCGTTATTACCTGGAACTTGCTCTGGCTATGACAAGTGCGATCGAGAACGATGATACTGGCTTTGACCTACTAGAATGGGCAATGATTGGCGAAGGCTTGGATGACGATATCCGCTTCCTATCTGAAGATGAGAGTTTTGTTGTCGCAGGCGTTGAGAACGGATTGCATGGTGATCTCGGCCCAAATGGATCACGTGGATCTACAAAAGGCTTGACGAAACTAGGCCGACCGCTCAACAAAGGACACGACCATACTGCTGCAATCCGAGATGAAGTATATTCTGCTGGGGTTTGCGGTGCAAGGTTTGTATACCAAAAAGGACCAAGTTCGCATTCACACAGCCACATCGTCACTTATGGCAATGGCAAGCGAGCGCTGATCACGATGTGGTCGAACAAGTGGCGTGCATAAAATATCCACCTAACTTGCGATGATGGGGTTTACAAACGTTGGCAGATAGCTCATACTGAATTTATCAGACAGTAAGGAGACTATCAATGACCATCTCAAAAGGCGATCAAGTTTTCATCAAGCCAGAATGGCAAGACAAAGGTGACGACAAATTCATCTGGATTGCAATGGGGGACGAGTATGACGGCAAAGTCATGATCTACCCTTCCAACATCAATATGACAATTGCGCCAACTCAGATTGTAAACGTATCAATGCTCCTCACTTAAGACGAAGATGCCCGCTTGGTGTCATAACCAGCGGGCATTGTCTTATCTACATTTTGCCAATCCAATGACTGCAGTCATCGCACGGATCATCTACAGGGAGTGCGGGGGGTGAGGTATCCTCTTCCATATCAATACTCATCCCAAAATTCGTCGATCTGATCGCTGTCAAACTGACGGTACAACGCGCCCTCGCGATCGCGAGTATCTTGCGGACTTTCCAGCTGGATGACATTGCTCTCAGGATACATCTCGCTAAGTCCCTAGTAAGCTGCACTGCGATCGGCCGCAGAAATATCAGCGTGAAATTGAATAGGCATAATGGCCTTCCTTTTTCGGTTGGGTTAATCGACCCAGCAGTCACTTGCTTCTTCAGAATGCTCAGTGGCATTGCGAATGTATTCGCCTTCGAAGCCTTCGTCTGACTGGAAGTAAAGACGAGTTCCTTTGATTGCGACAATCTGTTGGTACTGTTCGATGTCACACTTGAAGCCAACAACATCGCCAACACCAACAGTCCTCATTTTTCCATCAATATGAGGGACCTGGGTAAGTTTCGCGTACATGGTATTCTCCTTGGTTACTGTCTGTAAATACACAATACGCTGGCAACTAGTGTATGTAAACCCCATCATTGCAATAAATGGCAATTATTTTCACTCTATATACATAGGGGAATTTTATTTTCAGTTATTTCCACTTATTTGCAATGAGGGGGTTTACAACCCCCAGCGTTTAGCTCATACTAAATTTATCAGACAGTTAAACAACGGAGAATACAAATGTTCCACTCAGTAAGCATAGACAAACGCAACCAAGACCTGGGCCGCGAAGTTAACGTTTCTAAGGAAACATTCCCAACACGCGAAGCTGCTATCGAATGGGCAAACAACTTCTTCACAGTAGAGCTTGTTATCAACAAGGGCCTTACTAAAGCTGAGCTGTAATAAATCTTTTAATCAATAGAAAGTGAGAACACAATGACTAAGACAGTATCCCCAACAATGGAGGTTTACGAAAACCTCCAGAAAGCTTTCGACAAATTGAACGAAGCTATCTTTGATAACAGCATGCCTCAGGTGATAATCACCTTACAACGCAAAAAGAATGTCGTCGGTTTTTTCTGTAAAGATCGTTTTGGTAAATCCCTTGACGAGATTGCAATGAACCCACAATACACAAACCTACGTTCACCAATGGAGACTCTGAGCACTCTTGCTCACGAGATGGTGCATCAGTGGCAGCACATTTATGGGACAGTTACAAAATCAAATCATCACAATGCTGAGTGGGCGGCGAAGATGCACTCAATCGGATTACCACCACGTCCGACAAAACCTGGTGGAAAAATAACTGGAAGCTCAGTAACTCACGCAATTGACCCTAACGGGCTTTTTGCTTCTGTCGCTACAGAAATTCTGAAGGTAGTGGATTTAGATCGTGTTGGAGACGTTGCAGTCGAAGGGCCTCCCCCTGTTCGCAAAAGCGGAAAGTACATGAAATACACTTGCCCTTGTTGTAAGTCCGTCGCTCGTGGAAAGAAGGATATGACGCTCTTCTGCGCTAACGATCATGAAGTCACTGCAATGTTGGAAGAAGGCACTGACGCTTTCCTCACTTGGCAGATCAGTGAGCTAACAAAGCTAGTTAAGGTAAAATAAGCGATGGAAAAGATAGATCACGGGCCCGCTGTTCATGATAAGTGCAAGGGCCATAAAAAACCTGAATTTGACTATCCGGAACGCTTCAACGGAAAGGTGCCTAAAACTATCAGAGTGCTTCGTTCTACCAAAACTGATACTCTATTTAATTTGGCTAATGACGAATTACATGCTGCTGCCGGTAATGAATACCCTGCTTGGACAAACAGACATGGTGCAGTTTCTGCTATTTTACCGAATGGTAAAAAGTTGGGATTATATCCTAGTGAATTTGAGGTAGTTGACTGGTTGGCTACTAGTTAAAGCCACTATAAGTATGAGCGAAAAAAGCCGCCGGTTTGGATTACCGGCGGCTTTTTTGTACTCAGTCACTTATCACTAGGAGCAAATCATTAGTCAAGAAATCCAGTATCTTCGTCATCATCTAGGAAATCATCGTCGAAGTCCTCGGCCGCATCTGTACGACTGTCAAGGCGTTCCCCGTCACGAACCTTCTGGAGGTTCATCAAACCCATAGCAACACCTTTGCCTTTGTTGTTGTATGAATAGATCGTGATTGTGCCACGACAGAAGCAACCAGGATAGACATCTTCTGATGAATATTCCTTATCTTCAGCGTCCCACTGAGGTTTTTCGCTGTCCATGATGATTGGCAACTTAGCCCGATCGATCAGCCCAGGGCGCATCTTCGTGGTCAGATTGGCGAACTTTGTCCCGTCGCCATAGCCTTCCATGTCAGCTTTTTCCGAGCCATCACGCAGGCCCCGCCGGATATTTGCAGGCAAGTCGTCTAGTTTTTTCTTAAAGGTACCCATTGCTTCGGCATCAAGAGCTTTGCGGATTTTGTTCCAAAGCTGCTTCTCTTTGTCAGAAAATTTGCTTGGGGTCCATACCGCTGCGCAACCGAACTTTGGTTCGCCACCGTCATAGCTTTCCGCTTTGAATAGAGCTGGGAATGAAATCCGGAAAACCGGGGTGGAATATCGTACTACTTCTGCCATTGTGCTTCCTATCTTGCTGCTGGCTTCTAGTTATGTCGGTCGGAAATGGTTAGCTTTTGAACCATCCCACAACTTTGCTGTACAGGATTTGCACCCAGACAGGTTGGGGTAGGACATTCCAACCAACGATGAGACCGACACCGATCCAGAAAAGTGTATCAAGCATTTTGAATTCTCCTTGTTTCGACATCAGTACGAAGAGCATATGCCCGGGAGAACCTGGATAATGCCGTCATTACAACGCTAATGCCCCCTGAACAGTCATGGCTTGGCCTATAGCGTTATCTAAAGCATCATGGTGCGTTAGCCCTTGCCAATCAACTTGCGGTTCACCTTTTATCGCGAGTAAAGTGCGTAGACACCGGGTTGTATGGTGATCCCAAGGGGCTTCTATGCCAAAGGTGTTAAAAGCAGATGTGAGAATTGGGAGATCAAAGTTAGATGGCTTAGCCCACACTGTTGTTATATCACCCCAAGTACAACCAATTTCACCTGGCCAGGCTAGAAAATCTTGCAGCACTTCGTCCATTGGTTTGGCTTTTTTGCTGAAACCAACAACCATAGGGTGAGCTTTATTGCCAGCAGCTTGGTTCAGCCAGAAGGCTAATGCGTCGTGGTCGATCGAACCAAGCCCATCTTGGACCATACAATATTGGTTAAAAGTTTTGTCGTTCAATATCTTCCCGCGGTTTTTTGCCTCAAAGAATACAGCGCCAATCTGAATGATTTGCGCATCAGGCCTGGTCCCGATAGTTTCCAGGTCAATCATTACGTCCATTGTCTGTCTTTCTTTTTTTTGCTGGCTATACCAGGCTATAAATCATTCGGATTGCAAAAACAAACCCGAACATGTAGACTGAGAACAAAATGGCGTTCATTAGCCCACGAATTGCCCCGATGCCGTCATCGGCTTCCGGTGCGCGAAAGTACGGTAGTTTCATAACTTATGACCTCCCGGCATGACGCCGAGAACCACCCTCCGCAGTAAACCATGCCCTCCCTCTATTATACTTGTCCCCTCTATTAAAGAAACCCAGCGAACAAAGTCAGCTACGTCTGCCTCAGGAAAGCCTTCGTTCAGGCACATCGCCTGATAATCTTGGTATAAAAACCGGATCGGAGTAGCTACTGATGGCTCTATACGCAAGGTTTTGATCCAGGCTGAGAGACCCCCGTTGGCTAGGTCTACAGCGAGATCTGGTGTTTCGTCTTCAAGGTGCATACGTCAAACCATGCTGCTTGCCAATTATCTCGGGAGAGATCTTCTTTCCACGGACTTTATAAGCTCGGACTAGCTGCACCATCAGTGCTTTTTCCACAACTTGACTGACTTGTGACGAAATATCAGCCTCGTCGTCAAACTCATCAAGCTCAGCTTTTGCTGAGACAAAATGTTCTGTGCCTTCATAGTTGCCAGTATTTACCCTGACAGACCTAGATACAGTGATCTCTTTTATGTTGGCCATTATTCGTCCTCGCTTAACAATTTGAAGTCGCTCAAGGCAAATGCGTGCCAATCCATCTGGTATTTCTCAACACCAATTGGCAACTCTCCTTGGGGTATCTTATCTATACTACGGCCTTCAACAGTCGTGAATTGGGCGTCGCAAAGGCCATAACCTTTAACAAACCGGATTAAAGCACGATGACCTTTCAGCTGTGGGTCATTTCCCTGGTATTCGCCAGTCCTGTGAATTATCCCCATTTCGTTTCCTTACTTTGATTGAATTCCATCGTACGAATAAGATCCCTGCTACGAAACCCGCGAGACTGAAAAGGATACTGCTACTCACTGTGACCCCTCATACAAAACATGGTCTTCAGGGACAACTACAAACCAGTCGAATAATGATACATTAGGGTCAGAATTTAACCTGGCGCATTCAGTATCTGCAGCGTCTGGGTCTAGGCCTTCTTCGATTAAACGCTCTGAAATAGTCTCACGGTCAAAGTTGTCTTTAGCAATGATTTTCATTCCAATTCTCCTCCAGCGTCCGGATCATCGTCAAAGTCAGATGCTGGGTCTGGGATAACTTCCTTGCGTCGATCAGCGAGAGGGGCAATGGTCAATGAGCCAGGAACCTTTTCCATGTAACGCGCGCTGAAGTCTTTTTTCTTCTCACCTGAGCCTTTACCTTTAATCAGCTTCTCTGCCGCAGGCCCGGTGATCAACTCAACCTCGGTGAAAAGGTCAGACTTATCTAACCCAAATTCTTGGACCATCATACCCCCTAAGGTTTCCTGGTCTACCTCATCGCCGTCAATACTAGTAACCCAGACACGCTTGGCATTGTTCCGCACGATTTTATATCCTTCGATCGTGGTCCCAGCCATCATCTGCTCATTGGCTTTATTTTTTACTCCAGTGAGGAATTTGGTGATACCTGGGATCCAAGGTAGGATCTTCGCATAGCTGTCTGGATTAGCAGCTTCAATATCATTAAGATCATCATCAAAATCCATAGCTACCGTCTCCTCTGTCTTCTTGATCCAAGCGATACAAGGTGAGGCCTTGTGGTCACAAAATGTACAGTGTGCCCCATCATCGCCGAGACTGATACATCCTGCGTCGTATAGGACCTCTATAAGTGGTAATGGTCCAGGGATTTTACGCCCCATTTGCTTTTCGTAGTCTGCTGTAATTTCTCGGGCCTTATCGACCCGAATAGCAGCAGCTCGTAGCCCATCGCGGAACTCCATGAGCTCAGCACGCGTGATAGTTTCGCTGGTTACACCATCACCATTAGCCGACGCCACTTTAGCATCGATATGCCGTGGTTGTACGATGGTTATAGTATATTTATCATGGGCCCATTGGGTCTCTTCTGCTCGGCCCAGAATATATGATCGTAGCTGTTTATTACCTTCGATCGGGACATAAACGCCTGAGCCATTCTTATAGTCTACTAGCTCCAATTCGTCAGGCCAGCTGTCCAGGGTAACGTCTGCGGTTCCACCTGTGTCATCACGCTCAGGCAATGGAATTGTGTACCCTTCCAGCGTCATCTCTGCGCCTGTTTCTTCCTGACGTTTACGGACATAATCCACCATTACTTGAACAGCTTCCAGCATTTCGTCGTCAATCTCGAACCAAACCCGCTCTGGTTGTTTAGGGACTTTAGCCTTCGGGCTAAGTATAGATGTCCCTTCTTTGTCGGTGTCTGGATTAATGATCTCAATGATCCGACCAGCATAATCATAAGGGTCCTCGCCGGTCTCAAGCACCTTCTCGATAAGCGCGTGAGCACAAGTACCTAATTGAGCATGAACCCCGGAGCCACCACGTGCCTCAGGGAAGTATAGGCTTGTGGCCAGTGAGCCAGGGCATTCCCACCATTGCTTGGTCTGAGATGCTGAATATCTTGCGTGTGCCATTCTTTAGCCTCCGTGTCTAAATGTCTAGTAGAATTATCGTGTCTTAAGTGACCCATTCTTGTTGACCGTTATTCCAGAGAGGGCGAGTGCTTGGCTTCACATTCCTCCATTCACGACTTGTCAGTGCGCTGCATCCTTCATGCTCCTGGAATTCCTGTGTCCCTAAAGGTCTTCGGGACGTGTCACAAGGTAAACGACGGTCACGACTTCACCGGAGGTGATCGATTTACCATAAGCTACATCAACAGCATTTTGAACAGCGATACGTTGGTCAGCATTTTCCTGCATACCCAAGGCGGCAGCATTCAGACTAGCATGTTTGACCAGCATATCTTCCATCGGTCCGATGTCAACGTGCAAGACTAAAGCTTCAGAATAGGCGTCTTCTTCACCGTTGGCGTTTTCATATAGATTGATCACCTGACCAGCTTTCACTTTTTCTGCCCATTTCTTACCAAGCCGAAAAGTGTTGAAAAAGCCTGCAGGGCCAGAGCCTTTAAATGGCATAAGATGTACTTCAGTTTCGATATCAGGCTCCATTAGAGCTCACCTTTTATTGTTTCAATTGGGATGTTTAGCATGCTGGCAAAAACTTCCTGCCAAGCCCCAAGGGCTTTATTGCTTGCTTCGATAACTGATACCTCGTTTAAGACGCTCCTTTCTGTGGTATCTTTGAAAATATTTTCGACCAACTCTTCATGCGTCTTATCCAGGGTATCAATACGCTTCAGGCCTTTTAAGCCAAAGACGTGAAGAATACCGTCTGGGTTTTCCACAATATACCGGTCCTGACCAGCAACTTTATAGAATGCACAACGCACTGTGCCTTGCCAGCGGTAATCTCCTCCTACTTTCTCGACAAATTCTCCGATATTAAAAACAGGAGCAGACCGGACAACGGCGTCCAAAGCTTTGTTGCGAAATATGTCCAGGTCAAAAGCTTGACCTATCTTCCTTAAAGCTTTTGGACCAAAGATATGTAGAATGCCTCTGTCGTCTTCACATACATACCGCGTTTGGCCATCTAACCGGAGGAAGCAAGCCACAACTGGACCGGTAAAAGTATAGTCACCCCCGACCTTGGTGACTAGATCCCCCTCTACGAAGGGGATCTGGCCATTTGGTTTTATAGACGCGCTCATTCGACTGAAGCCGCATCGATGACTTCCTGGAATTTATCTTCTTCCAGCTCACTCATGGTTGAGGCGCCAGCGTCTTTCAGGATAGAAACCGCTGCTGGCTGACCTTCAAGCTTGGCATACTTTTTCAAAGCAGCACGCACATCTTCACGGGTTGGGCCAGCTGTTTCGGCTTCGTCGTCGTCGTCACCGAGACCTGCGTCTGCCGCTTCTTTTGCTTCCGCTTCAGCTTTGGCCGCAGCTTCTGCTTCAGCTTTCTTTTCACGTGCGGCTTTACGCTTAGCTGCAGTTTCAGCTTTCTTCTCAGCTGCTGCATCAGCCTCTTCGTCATGGGTCTGGTCATGCATTGATTTAGTATTTTCTACAGAGCTGTTGTCTGCAGTCTCAACCTGCATTGAGGTCACTGTGGCCCCCCCAGTACCACCGACGAAAGCAGCGAGGATATCATTCGCCTTTTCATCACCGGTGTCAAACTCAATCGTAATCTTTGCCATTTGGCAATCTCCTGTGTGTCTGTTTAAGTGTCAGTAAGGAGAGCATAAGCCGGGGCATAAATAGTGACTACCATCATTTATCCCTTATTGGTTGACTGACGGTCGTTGCATGATTTAGATTGACATATACGATAAGTACGACAAATACAGAACCATATTTATATGACAGAATGGAGTGCCTGATGAAGAAGACTGTTGACCCTACTGAGATGAAAATCTACGCAAAAGAGGGGTATACTCTCATTCCACTATACAAGTGGAACAGCACCAGCACGCATAAAAATAAAACCAGACAAGATGGTAAACGTCCGCTTTCTAACGACTGGACTACGAAGCCTTACAACAACAAAGAGACGATTGAAAAATCGACTAATGATAACAACAATGCGGGCGTGCGGCTTACTGCGGACCAACTGGTTATTGATGTTGACCCTCGCAATTCACCTAAAGACCGTGACACATTCCAAGAGCTTTGTGACGCTTTCGACCTTGACCCAACCGACTATCCAAAAGTCAATACTGGCTCAGGTGGGTTCCATCTGTATATGAAGAAGGATCCGAAAGTTCCGGTGATTGATACCCTTGACGGATATGAAGGCGTGGAGTTCAAGACGAAAGGCAGACAGGTAGTTGCTGCTGGCTCGATCCACCCGAACGGAAACAAATACTACTGGGATGACACCTTCGAACATCCTGGCCTTGAGGACGCGCCTGACGCTCCAAACCAGCTCATGACGATGATCAAGCGACCAACGCAAACAAACAACTCAGGCGGTAATGGTGGAGAATACTCACACCTGGACATTGCTAAGATGCTTGATGTCCTGGACCCGGTAGACTTTGGCTCTAATGGCGCAAATCTACATGGTGTTGATTGGCTTAAACTGATGATGGCTTGTCACCACGCCTCAGACGGTGAAGCGCGGGATGAATGGCTAGAATGGTGTTCACGTGACCCGGAATATGCCGACGATAGCTGGATAGTCGGACGTCGGTGGGATAGTTTGCATCGTAAAGCCCCTGATGGAACCCAGCCGGTAACACACAAAACACTTGGCATGGTTCTACAGCACGAAGGTAAATCAGCGGCGATGCCTCCGCCAAAGGTTGATCCAGATGACTTCGATGACGAATTTGATGGGATGGAATTCGACCCAGGTGACCAAGACGATAGTCCGGCGCATGAGAAGAAAGGTCCAATGGCTCTGATGAACGAAAAATATTGGGCTGTGGGTGGTGGTAAGTTTCGGATCATGCACCAGACGCGAGACCCGGTTATGGAGCGCTACTATTGGAATGTGCAGACATTCGATGATTTTCGCAAAGAATTAGCGAACAAAAAAGTGGAGAAGAAGAACATGAAAGGTGAAGTCGTACCAACTCCTGTGGCAGATGTCTGGCTCGAATGGAGCAAACGCCGCTCAGTGTCAGGTGTGATCTTTGACCCTGAGCAGAACCACAAAGGTTATTTGAACCTCTGGACTGGTTGGGGTGTGGATCCTGCACCTGGTACCTGGGACACGATGAAATATCTGATCAAGGAAATTCTGTGTTCAGGTGATGAAGATAGCTATGACTTCTGCATCAAGTGGATTGCGTATATGTTTCAGCATCCGGGCACACCACCTGAAGTTGCGTTATGCTTCCGGGGTGACAAAGGTACTGGTAAATCAACTTTGGGTCAGGCATTGGTCACGATTGCCGGTCGCCACGGATTGCACGTCACGAGCCCTGACCATGTTACAGGTAAGTTCAACCAGCACTTAATGGATTGTATTTTCCTGTTTGCAGATGAAGCTGTTGCTCCTAGGGACTACAAAGCACAGTCATCCTTGAAGTCTCTGATCACTGATAAGCATAAGGTATATGAGCAGAAAGGCATGGACCTCAAGTCAGGCTTAAACCAAATCCATATGTTGATGTGTTCAAACTCAGATTGGTTTGTTGACGCCGGCACTGCAGATGGGGAGAGACGTTACTTTGTCGGCGAGGTATCTAACAAACATAAGGAGGACCGGGCATTCTTCAGTAAGTTCCATGCAGAGATGTATGGCGACGACCGACAAGGGCTGAAAGCCATGCTGCACGATTTGTTGGCGCTGGATATTGGTGATTGGGCTCCTCGTGGTGTGATACCTGTATCTAAGGCTTTGGTTGAGCAGAAACTTCGCAACTTGCCGCCTGTCGGCGCTTGGTGGTTTAGCTTGCTTGAGAGCGGAACCCTCGGCGACATACCTCTTATGGAAGACGAAGACGATTGGACTGAGGATGATGTGAAACTGATCCGCTCTGACGTGCGCCAGTCGTTTGATGAGTTCTGTCAAGCTAATCGCATTAACAGTGGCTCGATGAATAAGTCGATCGACCGGTTCTTCTGGAAGGAAGTTGCGTCATATTGTCCTGCGTTGGATATCTCTCAGCAGGTGAAGTGTGTTGTTTCTTCTGACAGATATGACGTTAAGGTCTCTGCAGATGGTCGAGCTCCAGGTATTTGGTTACCATCACTTGGACGTTGCCGGGCAGAGATGTCACACCTACTTGGGGCTGAAGTTGAATGGGGGACAGAGGTATGAGCTTCTGTGAGTGTAATGACTACAGCCCGGATATGATGGCAATGGGTGACTGCTTAAACTGTGGCCACAGGTACGAAAGCCACAAACCTGCAGACTTAACACCTGTTGCTAAGACAGAGCTTTCCGTTGCCACCAAAGATCAAGCACATCTGTCTGGTCAAGAACAGCTCCGTCTGGCTCTTAGACGAGCCGGTGAGCGCGCGGTGGTCGAAAAGCAGCTAACTCGCCGAGAAATGATCCGGGAGCGTCTGTTGAGCCAGGTTCGGTACACCAACCAAGGTTGTAGAGAGTGGACGGGATCTACGTCTGGTGATGGCCGTGGTGGCGGATATGGCAGGGTCTCCATTGATGGAGCAACGATGGCTGTACATCGGGTCTGGTGGTCGAATGAAAATGGCATCATTCCACACCGTAAGCAGATTGACCACAAGTGCGGGAATAGGTTATGTTTCGCCGACGATCATCTGGAATTGGTCACACATAGAGAGAACCAAAGACGGCGAGTTAAAGCAGCAAAGTATGCAGACGCGATGATCCTGACTGAGGCGGACAGAGCAGACTGATCTGGCCGAGCATTTAGGCGTCAAATTGAGAGGCTCTTCGGGGCCTCTTTTTTTGTCTGTATGCCCGGTACTGATCGTATAGTATAATTGTTGAATTTTGACAACGTGCGATGCGTGCGCATTAGGTTAATTTAGTAAATAGTTAAGTACAATAAGTACAAAGAGTTCTTACCTTAAAAAAAGCCTTAATAATATGGTTGAAAAGGCCAAAAATCCGTATGTGCTCAATACATACGGAGCACATACGGACAGGTACGAAACAAGCCTTTTCCCTCAAAAAGGAGCTATTTCTTTGGTTGAAGCGATCGTCAGCGTCAGTAAAATTGACGAAAAAGGCTGATCTGTACGTGCTCCGTACCTGCTCTGTACTAATAGGCAGCTGGGAAAAGGAGGCTAAAATAGCCAACATATGTCTGGAATGGGAGGGTCAACGCGAGCGTGGGTTGATGAGCCTGGTCTGTACTTGTCGTACCTGTCGTACTTATCAATGGTATTCACCCTCTAATCAACCTGATATTGATGAGGGGTAAATGCAACCAGGAGATAATTCCGATGATTGACACAATGAAAAATCTCAGTGCAGTGCTTGAGATTGTAAGGCTAACTGAAGCAGGTGGCTTAAAGGGTTCTGTTCACTTTAAAGCTGAGGTTAAGCTACTTGGCATTGAAATCCAAGCGTATTGGTTAGGCCTTACCAATACTGTGGTGGTACCATGGGAGCAGATTAATCAATGGCAAACACCAATGTGGTCAGGTATCTTTCGTGGTATGATAAAAGAGCACACTGACAGGGAGGAGGTGTGATGCCAAACCAAACAGGTAATATAACCGGCCAGGCTTTTTCTGAAATCAAATTCGATGAAGTAGATGGTGTAGACGTTTCAAGTAAAACCACGATTACAACGGAGCATTCTTATACGTGTAAACTATCAGTCCTTCTTGAGCGCCCTGAGCTGTATCAGAATTATCTAGATGCGAAGGTCCAGGTCCATATCCCTGGTGGGGGTGATTGGTCTAACATGACTGTTAGCCCCGAAGACTTGACTTGCACTGTAACGGCGAAATGTATTGTGGAGAAAGATTATGCCTGATAAAACAGAAGACCTATGGCGAAAATATGCCGGTGACTTCAATGCTTTTACTGATAGGGAGGTCTCTGATGAGGTCGACGAAGCTCAGCAGCGTATTGATGATGACACTGAATGGCTTGAGGCAGTTAAGTCTTGGGTGGATGCTGGTCGGCCAAGAGCGGAGGATAAATCATGAGTATGAGTAGGGTTATCGGTATTACACTGTTAGTGCTCATTGTGTCTGTTTGGGTTTATAGCCTCGTCTTTGAAATCGATAAGGGCGTGGCAGAGTATCAGTATTCTATCAGGGCAGTAAATGAATGTCTCGGTAAAGGGGGCATACCTGTCGTTTCTGAGATGTATAAAAATCATCCCAACAGCACCTGGTACATCTGTCTTGACCCTAAGTCTGTCATCGATCTGGATTTTGGGCAGTGAAGAAGCACCAGCAGTATGCACCTAAACCTAGGAACCCAGCATCGATCGCCAGGTCTAAAGGGGCACTCAGAACACTGGTAGTTCCTGATAAAGGGAAGACTATACCGCGTAAATCGAAACACAAATTGAAGGATATAGTAGATGAGTAGTAAAATAAGTATGATTGGTTTCATATCTGCGGAGCGTTTCTTCTGGAGACGTTCAATAGATGGATTTTGGTGTTGCATAGATCCAACATGGGGCCCTCAGCACGTAGACCAGTGGCTTGTGGATCAGTATCTAGTAAATGCCACTGACATTTTTTATCCTGGTGACACGCTGGAGTTTAAGCTATGACTGATGACCTATTTATCACTGAGGCTTACAAAAACATTCAGATCGGCGGGGTCACACGTGAGTGCACAATTGTCAACCACTATCTAGTCTTGGATGAGGAGGTCGAATTTGAACTAAACGAGCTCATTGGGGCTTTAGTGGATCCTGATTATTATGTCTTGACTGATGCTTCCCAAGTTGAGGTGCTGAAGAAGTACGGGGTCATAACCCATCCTGGCAATACACGTATGTGTTCGTCATTGACTTTAGGACCTAACGTCAGTGACTTCCTGGATAAGATACGCGCATTGCAAGGTGATATGATCAGCTCAAGTAAGGGGAATGCGTCATGAGCAACGTCATTGAATTTACCCCTCGAAACAATGGTACCTATCAGAAGAAGGGGCATGTCACAATTAAAGCGTTCGGCCAGGTGATGCTAACTGCTCCACCCTCGGTCAAGGATCGGGACTTCGTAGCTTTGGTAAATTACCTGGGTCATAAATTCAGAGGAGATAAGAATGCTTAATAAAGGAAGGTATAAACCAACTGGATGGCCGTGGCCTCATAAGCCACAAAATCTTGAGGCCTTAAAAAGCTTTGAGCAGAATGGACCTGGGAGTTCAGCACCGATGGACAAACGTCGATATTTTGTCGTCGGTAAAGCTCTCATCGTCTACGACGAGCCAGTTCTAGACCAGGTTCATCCATTCCTTGGCACAACTATCCGCCAGAATATTGAGCAGGAGCAAGCTAATGGTTGCTAAGCGTTTTATTACGTCATTTGACCGCCACTCGCGGCAGTATGTCCATTTGAACAAATCAACAAATAGTGAACTGCTTGAGCTCCAGAAGATGCTAGATATATCGGACGAGAGTTTCGCTGCGATGAATGAATACCGACAAACAATCCATGTGACAATCACTAAGATACTCGACCGCCGTATTGATAATCTCAGAGCTAGTTTGCAAAGAATGTAACAACAGTGTTTAATGGGAAATAACCATTTACAAGGGGTGGAGTAGGTGGTATCGTTCAGGGCATAATTCGTCCTAACTAGGAGAAAACAACATGGCCTTAAATGTTCGTATCGGCCTATGCTCAGACCGTTTAGAGATCCAGCACGATGGGTGTGACGCAGAGGATATATTTCCTATTGGATCATCTGTTCAAATCTTGTGTCAGAAAGGCGAGATCTATATCTTCACTGGCTGTGAGAGTGGGCCTCATTTCCACAAATCGCCAGACGGAAGCCCAATGGAGCGTGTTATTAGTTTCTTAAGGAGTAACAAGCATGACTACATGGAAGAGCTTGGATATCCGCAGTTCCTAGTAGATAATGTGCAGCTGGTAGCTGAGGGAACAGGTGCCTGGAAAGTTGTATTGCCTCCAATTTATCAGATGCCTTGGAACCAAAAACCTAGGAGCCTCAACGAAGAAGGCCTAACCGCTTTATTCGTCCGAGATATGAAAGCACGTCTGGCATCAGCTAAACGTCACGGTAAAAGTTTCCGTGAGGTTATTTATCTGCGCCCCTCTTGGTCTAAAGGTCTCATGACTGGTGTCGCTTGGATGGAATTGGTAAAAGGGGAGATGGAAGCAACATGACCGATGATGATAAAGACTATGAAGAAGAGATTAATAAGTTAATCTTAGAGGCCCGAGGCTTAGCGGTTCAGTTGTTTGCTTTACAGCTTGTAAGTAAACTGCGTAGCGAAGGCTCTACTGCTATGACAGGGCTTTTGTACCGTACTGCTTTTCCAGTAAGTTCAGAGGAGGGTAAATGATATTGCTTATCATAAAAGTATTGTTGGCTATTTGGCTTACCGTGTTTTCATGGCGAGCGAATTGCGAGGAGGATATGCCTTTCGTTACTGCGATTGGTACGGTCTTAGCCGCTCTTACTTGGGTCTGGGCAATCAATACTGGGTTAGCTATTTTCAGCTCCCCATTATAATGAATGTATAAACTAGGAGGCCATTATGGCGAAGATTAAGTTCAACTATTCACAACTAACGAACGATGAGCTCGGCATCATGGTGGGGATATACCATTTCTATCCTGATACACACAGTTTCCACTTCAATGGGAATAAGGGGCCAATTATCGCAAGTGAGCGGTTTCTCAAAGCTTATAAATCCCTGGTGTCTCATGGCTTAATAACTGAGATGTTAGACGAAGAAATGGGTTGTATAAAAACTACTGCAAGCCACGGGCATCTCACAGCAATTCGTGAGCAGATAAGTGGTGTCCCTTTTGGCCGCTGGTTAGATAAGCACGCAACCTGGACAATGTTCGAACCAAACCCAAACTACGTAAAACCAAAAAAACAGAAAGTGAAGAGACAATGAATTTCAACAAACTTAACAGCCACAAAAGTATCCCTGAAGTTGCAGCCAATATGGTCGACAAGATATTTGATGGTCTTCTATCCCGTAATGGTGACGGTTTCTCGAAGCCTCGTACCAGTAAACGTGCATATGCTCGTGGTATCAAAGTAACACCGGTCGAATGGCTGTTGTATATAGCTGACCCGGAGGGAAACCCTCTGCCAACACGCGAACGTTCAAAGCGTGGAAAACAGAAAGCCCTCCAGGTTTCACAGGCAAACGCTCGCATGAAGGATTATCACGAACGCTTGATGACTTATCGTAAAGAGCCTGGTGTTCATCATTTGGCGAAGAAGCTACCATATCCGACCTGGCCAGCTATCTTGAAACCACCACTTAGAAGTACTGCAGATAGGAGTTTCTAGGTATGAAGGCCAAAACAGAATTCGGCTTCGGTTTCCGAAAGTTCAATATTTTCACGCCAGACTTTAAGCCGGTATTTCGTGGCTACATGTTTGACGTGGGTGTATTTGCGATTGGCTTTCATGTGTTCCACAATGCAGATGAGAAAGGCTTATTTCACACTCACCCAGCTTGGGCTTGGCGTTTTGTCCTATGGGGTGGATACGTTGAAGAGGTCGTCAGAGATCGGTCTGATTGGCTTGGTTTGTGCGCTGATCAGTATATTGCCACTCGCAAATTTTGGCCAGGACGCTTTGGCTTTGTGGGGCCGAGGTATGAGCATAGGATTGACAGTATGTACAGCAAGCGCTCTGTCAGTTTATGGGTGAGAGGCCCAATCGTAGACAAAGTCAAAGTGCGGTACTTGCCTTAAGCTATTGGCACAGCATTAATGCTGGCTCGCTAAATGCGGGTCAGTAATTATGTTAGGCCTATGGCAGGTACAGTAGACAATGTAATCAAAGTTTCGGGCAACATCACGAAGGAGGATATCCCTTTTGTGAAGCAGCAAATTGTAGATGCTTACCGGAAAGCTCCGTCCCTCAGGTCTGCTTGCCGTTCGGTAAATTGCCCACCGTCAACCGCCTATCTCTGGAAGAACTCAGACGAAGAATTTGCTGAAGCATTGCTTGAAGCTCGTGAAGAGTATCGGGATTATCTACGCGATATGGCACAGCGGCGTGCTGAGGGTGTCGAGAAAGTCGTCATCTATAAAGGAGAGGTGATGTACAGACGGAACCCCCTGGATGGCATGTTGGTCCTTGATGAAAACTTTGAGCCAATTGTCTTGACAGAGATTGTGCATTCTGACCGTATCCTAGAGACGCTTATGACAGGTAACTTGCCTGAGCATAAGAAATCAGGGGGAGTTGGATTGTCGATCGGCGGAGGTGACGGTAAGGTTCCTACTAAAATTGAAGTACACTTCCAGGAACCACCTGACTGGGATAATGTTGAGTGGGATGAGGATACCGGTCGACCTATCATTGACGTTACACCTATTAAGGAGCCTGAAGATGCAAAATCCGAAGAAGATGACTGAGAGCTTAGACTTAGCCTCAACAAGCACAGAGCTTGGCTGCATAAGACGTCAAGAATTCCCGAATATAATCCGAGACAACATCCAGAATTCAGATCCAGGCGTTGAGTATATAGTTATTATGCTCGATCACCGTATTGCTCTAGCCGTCGCTGAGGACCTCGACCTCGCGATAGAGAAAGAGCCTAACCGCTCATATCATAAAGTTTAGCAATGGCGAAGGTGGCGCATAGACGCATTCCAGTTGCGTTCCAAGATCTATATCGTCCAGCACGATATAAGGTTTATCACGGTGGCCGGGGTGGAGCTAAATCCCACTCGATGGGTGATGCTCTTATTACCAGGGGTGCTGAGCGTCGAACCAGATGGCTTTGTGCACGTGAGATCCAGAAGTCCTTGACAACATCTGTACACCAACTCCTGGTTGATAAGATCGTGGAGCAAGGTCTTCAGGGTGCCTATGATATCACGCGAGACGGGATCCGGGGTCCACATGGTACGCACTTCCTGTTCGCTGGCCTTAGGTCAAACCCTGATAGTGTGAAGTCGATGGAGGACCTTGACGGGGCTTGGATCGAAGAAGCTGATAGGTGTTCACAGAATAGCTTGGATCTACTCACTCCAACAGTACGGAAACCTGGCTCTGAGATTTGGTTTTCCTATAACCGACAACAGACAACTGATCCTGTTGATGCCCTGTTCCTAGGGGGGAAGCCTCCGCCCGATAGCATCGTCCGGAATGTAAACTGGCGAGATAATCCGTATTTCCCTAAGGTCCTCTATGACGAGATGATGTGGATGAAAGGCCGAGACCCTGACAAGTGGAAGCACGTCTGGGAGGGGGAACCTCTGTCTCGGTCTGAGGCTAAGGTATTTAGCAACTGGACTATCGATGACCTGGACGATCAGGTTCCTGATGAATGTGTAGCCAGGTTTGGTGCAGACTGGGGTATGCGAGACCCAACAGTCCTGATCAAGATATATCGATTTGGTCGTACCCTGTATATTGCCCGCGAAGCCTATAAAGTCGGTTGCACTATCGATGAAACCCCATCTCTGTTCGCTGGCACAGACACTAGGATCGATCAGCCAAGGTGGACAAATCAGTTTAGACACCAAGGCATTGAAGGCATCCACAACGGCCAGATAATTGCGGATAGTTCTTATCCACAGACCATTCGGCACCTGTCCGACCGTGGTTTCAATATAAAAGGTGCCGTAAAGGGCGCAGGGTCGATCGAGGAGGGCATAGAGTTCATGCAAGCCCATGATATAGTCGTCCACCCGAGCTGCACACACACCGCGGACGAGATGGCTTGGTACCAGTATAAGATTGACAAGCATACTGACGAGATACTCCCTGAGCTCGCGGATAAGGATAATCACGTGATCGACAGTATACGATACGCCTTGGAAGCTGATCGTCGTGCAAAGAAGCGGAATAAGATTGCTCTGTTCTCTGAGAGTGTCAATCTATAAAAAGCGAAAGGCCGGACAGTTTCCCATCCGGCCAATTATCATTTACTTGTTCTGGCCTGAATTGCCTTGGCCAGAGTGCTCCGAGTTTTCGGCGTTGTTGTGGTCACCAGAATTCCCTGGGGCATCTTGGTCCCCATTACCATGACCATTATTCTCTTTGTCATCGTCTTCAGGATCTTCAGGATCTTCAGGATCTTCAGGATCTTCAGGATCTTCAGGATCTTCAGGATCTTCAGGATCTTCAGGATCTTCAGGATCTTCAGGATCTTCAGGATCTTCAGGATCTTCAGGATCATTGTCCGTCGGTGTTTCAGGATCATCGTCTGTTGGTGTTTCAGGAGAGTAAGGGTCTTCACCATCGTCTTCTGGTACTTGGACGATGATACTCGGAACTTTGAGGCACATATCTTTCTGCGTCCCAAACTTTGTCCACTCTTGAGCCTCTCGGTTACACACCAACGTAGTCTGGCTGGTGCAAGCACTGAGAGCAGCAAAAGCTACTCCCGTTAAAAGTAGTTTTCTCATGTACGTTATCCTTCAAAAAAGCCCCTCCAGGCAGTTAGTTATTATTGAATAGCAGGTAATAGTGGCCGAATTACGTTAACGCTGGCTTTCTCGGTAGTCAGTTTTGGTGTCAATATCATACCTCGGCCCACCAAACATACCGCCGCCTGGCACTGTATCTATATTGGTGGTAATCTTGCGCTCTACCCATTCAAGCCACACGTTTTCGCCGTGCAGAATAACAGGACGCCAAGCAAAAAATGGATGCCATTCCCAACTAGGAGGGTCTTTCGGCTCGCGGCGCTTTTTCTTTCTCACATGCCATCTCATTTGGTAATCCCCAAAGCCTTGCGGATTTGCTCCTGGTTTTTTGCTACGCCATGGTCAAAACCAAGCTGAGCTGCGTTGCAATGAACCTCAATGATTTTGTCAAAAATCATCATGGCAATTTCCTCGGGTGTGAAGTCTTCGCTTTCCTGTACCAGGCCATCATCGATCCAAAAATACCGGAGACCTTCCTTATATAATCCCCACCTGGTACCATCAAGGCGTAGAGTAAATTCGTCCGTCGTAAAACGCTGCAATGGCTCTATGTGGCTAAGTGCGCTCATATCTCCACCGATGCTTTCCACATTGCAGTAGCCTCAGTGGCCAGAGCGAAAAACCTTTCCTCAAAAATAGGCACGAGCTTTTCGTAGTCGGGCATTACCCCAAGCTCAGTAGGCATTCCGATTGTGTCAAGATGTGATGTCAGTTTCTGGGTGTGGTCATGCACAAAATCATACAACCCTTCACCGAAGGTATAGTTATGGTCTTTATGATCGCCAAATTTACGGGTAATGTGTTTGCGCTCAAAGTCCCAAGCTATATCAGGCTCACACATAAAAGTCATGGCTATGAAGTTCTGGCACATCTCTTTATGCGCTTCAGCTTTCTCGTAACCATCTTCACGGCCACGTGTATTGCATAGTAAATACCTTGTTACGCTGAAGCCAGACAACAAGTGAAAAATGAATTGGTCTCGGTCTCTCATTGGAATAATCTCCATTATGTTACGGTCCTACTATTAGTACCACCCATCCTATCATTACAATACCAGCGTTTGGTGTATTTTTCTACTTTATTGTGATGATGGGGTTTACAAACGCTGGCAGGTAGCTCATACTGAATTCACGATCAACCAAACCAAGGAGACCCTATGGGACCAACACTTGTAATTCTCAATCTAGTCATGCCAGACTATCGCACTGCGGTAGCTACGGCTAAGCGGGTTGAGGAAGTTATTCTCAGAGTTAATACTGCGGATAATGTCGTCGTTGTCAGCGAAGTCGATCACAATATGATCTCAATTCGCACGGACACTGACCACCTCGCAACGTTGGTGAGCGAGTTAGAGAAGGAGGGCTTTTTAGATTAACCTTCCATAATGGAGAAAGGATGAAAGGGCGTCACGAAAGTGGCGTCCTTTTTCCGTTAAAAATAATGACGGCTTGCACCCTATATCCTCAGACGGCATCTTTGACCACGAAACATCTGACAAGACGTTAAGAGGATATCTCGGGAATGGCCAATCCCCTATTAGATCTATTCAGCAAGAAAGCCGCTGTTAAACCCACCCAGACTATTGGCGGTATGGGTCGAGCAGTGTATGGGGGCTTCATTCAGGAGAATGAGACCTCTACCAACTTACGCGGTGATAAGAAGTTTGAGACCTATTCTGAGATCCTGGCGAACACAAGTATTGTGGCAACAGGCGTTCGTTACTTCCTTAATCTGACCGCCAAGGCTGAATGGTCATTTGTCCCCGCCGATCATCCTGAGGGGGAGAAATACGCAGAACTTGCGGAAAAGATGCTCACTGAGGATCCTCGCACACCATGGCATCGTATCATTCGGCGTGCAGCAATGTATCGCTTCTATGGCTTCTCAGTCCAGGAGTGGACAGCACGTCGTCGTGAAGATGGCAAGATCACATTTGCTGATATAGCGCCTCGTGCTCAGCGAACCTTACTGCGGTGGGATATTGACGAAAAGACTGGCGATATTCGAGGTATATATCAGACCCTTCCTCAATCCCAACGTGAGGTGTATCTGCCAAGGCAGAAAGTCATGTACATGGTTGATGACACGCTTGAAGATAGTCCGACTGGGTTAGGGATCTTCAGGCACCTCGTTGCTCCGGCAGCGAGACTTCGCAGGTATGAGCAGCTTGAAGGCTACGGCTTCGAGACCGACCTGCGAGGCATTCCGATCGGGCGTGGGCCATTTGCCGCTATGGCAGAGATGGTACAGGATGGCTCACTAAAGGCCGCAGATCGTATAGCCCTGGAGCCGATCTTCCGGGACTTTATAGAGAACCACATCAAGAGCCCTAAGCTCGGCCTACTGTTAGACAGCAAGACCTATGAGAGCCAGGACGAGACTGAACGGGCTTCTAACGCTAAGCAGTGGGAGATCGAGTTGCTGAAAGGTGGTTCAACTGGCTTCACTGATATGGCAAATGCAATTTCAAGAGTGAACAAGGAAATGGCTCGTGTCCTCGGCGTTGAGCAGCTTCTCCTGGGTGACAATGCAGTCGGGTCTCATGCGCTGAGTAAGGACAAGACGAACAGCTTCTTCCTCCTGGTCGATGGTACGCTACGTGAGATAACCGAAACTGTTCAGGATGATCTATTGACAACTCTCTGGCAGCTGAATGGCTTTCCAGAAGATGCCAAACCTACCCTCGCAAATGAAGCTGTGCGTTTCCAGGATGTCGAGCAGATTGCTGCAAGCCTCCGTGACATGGCTACTGCTGGCGCAATTATTACTCCTGATGATCCTGCAATCGGAGAAGTGCGTGACCTGTTAGGCCTCAGCCGTCCGGATGAATTCACAATCATGGATGATGCTTCGCTGACTAGCGGCAAGACCGAAGAAGGTTCTGTTAATGATGGTGAAGATGAAATTCCAGGTGGTAAAGTAGACGAATGACCCAGGCTATAACTATAAAAGATGAAGATGGCAACTATATAAGAGTTGACGCTACTTCTGGGGCGATGGCTACTGAGACGCAGTGGCAGGAACTTCTTGAGGAAGGTAAACTATTTTCGGCTTCACACATAGAGCAAGGCATAGGTGGCGCTGGTAGTTTAGTTTTGCTAATTAGAGTAGGCACAACACCGATACACTTTGGTTTCAGAGCGGAGGGCACTGCAGAGATTGATATCCACGTGCATGAAGGCCCAACAGTAAGTGCTAATGGCACTTCGGTGCCCGCTATTTGTCGCAATAGAGTTGCTTTACTGACGACAGGCACCTTGATCTTTCATAGCCCTACGACTAGCGACTTAGGCCTACTTCTGTTAGATGAGATACTTGCTAACGCTGGCGTCAGAGAGCTGAGAGACGGTTTCGAATTTATATTCGCGGCTAACACTGATTATATCATAGAGCTTGATAATCTGTCTGGGGGCCAGGCGGATGCTGCTGTCGTAGTCGATTGGTTCGAAGACCCATCGTTAGGTTAATATAGGAACTGAGAAAATGACCCTTTCAACTATCACCATCGCGGCAGTAAATTATGTGTCCAATGCCTCTATGGTTGAGGCTAACGAATTTCTGGCTGTTGATCCTGTACGAGCTGCAACCTGGGCAACATTGACTGACGACGAGAAAGGCGCAAAGCTCGTTGCCGCCACTCGGCGTTTGAACCCACTCAACTGGATGGGCACAAAGACGAATGGCGAAGGAACGCAGCCAGACGCTTGGCCACGAACTGGTGTGACGTACGAAGATGGCACCACAGTTTCAACAACTGAGGTCCCGATCGAAGTCGGTCAGGCCACAATGTTTCTAGCTGGGTCCATTGCAATCAACGCTACAACTGCGCAGACTGCAACAGGTGGATCCAATAAAAAACGGCTTAAAGCTGGGTCAGCAGAGATTGAGTATTTTGCCCCTGTCAAAGGTAAAGCTCTCCAGGATGAAACTGCTTGGGGCCTCGTTCAGCAATTCATGGATCGCGTGACAAGCGCTTCCGTTGGTGCCTACGCTCCAGGATCCGGAACAGCAGGTGAGAGTTCGTTCCTGGAAGATCAGCAAGGCTATGGGCTTAACAAAGGATTTAGCTGATGCCTAATCTTTTTGGTATTGATATCGCTGGCGAGATCGCATCGGCCTTTTCGGGCCAGTTGCTAACTGGTATGCTCGTTAAAGTTACATCAGGAACACGCACCCCTGGTGACCTGACCGGTGGAACCAACCCAACTGAGGTAAGTTACACCTTCGAGGGCTTCATCGAGGACAAGACCGAGGTACGAATGGGAGGAACACTTGTTGCCTCAGTTGGGTT